GAGATGAAATTGAATATTATAAAGGAGGCACCTTGTCAGCCAAATATACAGACAAACAATTAAAGCTATATAGCCAATGTGCTATTACTAAATGCAGTAGACCTATGCAACCTAACAATGAGGGCGGTTTAGACCTCACAGCTAGCGGCGGCTACGGCGACTTCACTGATTCATTTGGTGAAGATATTAATACATTTAGATTGTGTCACAAGCACTCTCATCAATTTGCTAACTGGTTAAATAACCCAGAAGTACTTTCAATGTACTGGGGCCATAGCCACGCAGGTTATGAGCCGGGCTTTTGGTTCGGTCATCCAAGCTGGGAACAGCGTACTTGGTTATCTTACCTAGTTATATTTTTTCATAGTTGGTATAAGCAAGGCTGGAAAACAGCTAAATATTATCTAAGGGAACAATTGCGTTCTCACAAAAACTGGTCAAGGGTCGATATTAACGACCACAGTACTAAAGTCCAATGGGGCAAGTACATTAGCCAATTTTTCTTTTTAGATAATCATAGTAAAGGTTTCTTTGTTGGACTTTATCGTAAATTTCAAAGTAAACTTTATAATTTTGCTAAAAACTATTATCGCAAGCAAACTTCGTTATACAGCGAAATTTGGTCTAAAGCTCTTAATGATGGCTTTTCTGAATCAGAAAAAGCATATCTAAGAGACCTAGGTCTTGCAATAGCTGCTTCTGAAGAGGAGTAGAAAGCAAGAAAGACCTTTGGGCTTGTTTGTTCAAAGGTCTTTCATAGCCACATAAAAAAAGAGAGATTCTTTTATATATGCAATATATTATAGTGCTATTCTATTGGTATGCCAAGAGACATTCTTGAAGACGTCGCTGAAGTACAAGAAAAAGTATTTGTAATTGACTTTCCAGATTTACACGAAGCACAACAAGTAGTAAGAGATGACCCGTCACGATGGAAAATATTATGTGCTGGACGTAGGTTTGGTAAATCTAGACTTGGTGTACAGCTATGCATTGAACAAGCTTTAGAAGGTGGTAGAGTTTGGTGGGTTGCACCTACTTTCTCTATTGCAAGAGTTGGTTGGCGTGATGTTGTTGCCGCTGCATCGGTTTTTCCTAAAGAATCTGGTGTTGATGTAAAAGTCGGCGATATGACTGTTACATTTCCGGGTGGTGGTTCAATATCAGTAAAATCTGCAGATAACCCTCAAAGACTTCGTGGTGAAGGTCTAAATTTTCTTGTTATGGATGAGGCAGCTTTTGTTAGAGAAGAAACGTGGACAGAAGTCCTTAGGCCTACACTTACAGAAAATAAAGGTTCTGCATTATTTATTTCTACACCAATTGGTATGGACAACTGGTTTTATAGATTATGGGAAAAAGCAGAAGTAACAGAAGAGTGGGCAAGGTTTCAATATCCAACAATAGCAAATCCTATTATTGACCCACAAGAAGTTGAATCAGCTAGAGAGGAACTAGGAGAACTAGTTTTTGCTCAAGAGTATCTTGCAGAGTTTATATCTGAAGGTGCTCAAATGTTTAGAAGCCATTGGTTTAATTATTACAAACTAGGTGTAGGAAGTATTTGGGTTGATGGAGAGAAACTTGACATAAACAAAGATTTAGTAAAGTTTGCAACAGTTGACCTAGCAGCATCTACTAAAGAATCTGCAGACTACACAGTTATATCGGTTTTTGGCCATCACTTAGAATCAGACAGAATGTTTATGTTAGATATGCACAGACAAAGATTAGAAGCACCAGATATTGTTCCTGCTATAAAAAGAATGATTGGTATTCATAATTTAGAATGGGTTGGTATTGAAAAAACAGGTTATCAATTAGCTATAGTACAATTTGCAAGAAGAGAAGGTTTGAGAATTAAAGAATTAAGAGCTGATAAAGACAAGCGTTCACGAGCACTTCCTTTGTCTGCTAAGATGGAAAGAGGACTTGTGTACTTTCCTAAAGACCAAGAATGGGTCAGTGAAGTCGAAAGAGAACTTTTGACTTTTCCGGTTGGTGTTCACGATGATATCGTAGACACCTTGGCGTATGCTTGTCTGGAAAGTGCAACTAAGAGAAAATGGGAAGCTTATTAAATGGCTGAAGAAAAAAGTTTTTATAGAAGAGCTGTAGATTATCTACAGAAACCACCCGAAAGATTACAAGTTAAAAGAGGACCTCTAGATAAGTACGAACAAGTACAAGGTTCTGTATTTGGTTACAATACACAATCCGGATATTTCCCTAATAAACTAATTGAAGATATGGGAGATGGCCTAGGCAATTCTGCTGTTGTGGCCTGTCTAAATGTTTTGGCAACTTCATTTGCTGAAGCACCACTTAAAGTTTACGAAAAAACAGAAAATGGTAGAAGAGAAATTATTAACCATCCAATGGAAATTCTTATGCAAAGGCCTAATGAATTTATATCTGGTTCTGTTCTTTCACATTATTTAGTTACATCACTGTCAGCTCACGGAGATGCATTTTTATTAAAAGTAAAAAATCAAAGCGGACAAGTTGTTCAATTAATACCTTTGATGCCAAGTTATGTAAAAGTAAGAGGTAATTCTAAAGAATTAATTACACACTATGAATACTACGCAGTGCAACAAAAGAATTCATTAAATCCAGATTATGTCGAATTACCAAGAGAAAATGTAGTTCACATTCGTCAAGGTATGGACCCAGACGACCATAGAAGAGGTTTTTCACCACTACGTTCTGTTATGAGAGAATTAGCTGGTGATGAAGCAGCAGGACAATTTGCTGTTGCGTTGTTGCACAATATGGCTGTACCCGGAGTTATCTTGAGTCCAAAAGATGACTCTATGGGTGGGCCTTCAAGAGAAGAGGCAGAAGCAATAGCTCAAGCATTTAAAAATAAATTTTCTGGTGCTAATAGAGGTGCACCAATGATTATGACTGGAGCAATGGATGTTGATGTCTTATCCTTTACACCAGAACAATTAAATCTAAAAGCATTAAGAAGACTTCCAGAAGAAAGAGTATCTTCTGTATTAGGTGTGCCAGCCATACTTGCTGGATTAGGAGCTGGTCTTGATGCTGCTACTTACAACAATACTAGAGAACTTAGAGAATTTTTTACTGAACAAAAAATGATACCTCTTTGGAGTGCTGTGGCTTCTGAATTAACTCATCAACTACTTCACGAAGATTTTGAAAATGATAACTACAATATTTCAGCTAATTATGACTTAGATATGGTTAGGGCTCTTTCTTCAGACAGGCAAGATTTAATTAAAACAATGAACTCTGGAGTTCAAGGTGGTTTTGTTACAATAGGAGAAGCTAGACAATCATTAGGTTTGGATGCTACTGATTCACACAATGTTTATTTACGACCTTTGAATATGGTTGCTGTTGCAGAAGGTGATACAGGAATTGTTGTTCCAGAGACTCAAGAGGAAGAAAAAGCATCTCTCAATACTACAAGATTCCAACCAGAAGTTCGTAGAACTAGAAGAGTTATAGGAAAAAGACCTAAGAAAAAGAAAAGCATTATTGATGTAAGTATGGAGTTCAAATCAGCAGAAATACCATTTGATTTTGAGCTTGGTGAAAAATCAGCTATTTCAGCTAAAGTTAAAAAAGTTTTACAGAAAAAAGTAAAAGACCACAATGCTAAAAATCCAAAGTACAGAGCTACTTATGGAATGCTAGCTGCCGTATTTAGAAGAGGTGTTGGTGCTTACAGAACATCTCCGGGTTCAGTAAGAGGTAATGTTACCTCAGCTACCCAGTGGGGCGTGGCCAGAGTTAATGCCTTTATAAAAGGATTGAAAGGCCGTTTCCCTAGAAGTGCATTTGATAGAGACTTGCTTCCATCTGGACATCCACTTAGTTCTAAAAAATCCGCAACTAAAGCTACTTCAGTTAAAGTTGGTGATGCTGTTTCTTGGTCAATAAATAAAGACCCAGACCCACCATCAGTAGTTCACGGCATAGTTTCATCAGTCAACACTACTAAAAAAGAAGCAACTATGAGAGTTTGGGCAATTATGCCTAATGGTTCTCACCAAAGAACAGACAGAGATGTTACAATGCCTTTTTCAAGATTAAGAAAAATTAAAGACTGGAGAGATTCAAAAGCTCCAAAAGATATAACTAATTTTCCGGGAAGTGGTGACAATCAAAAAATAACACTATCTAATTCTAAATTTCCTCAATTTCCAGATTTTGATTATGTAAAAGACTTAAAAGAAAACTACCCAAAGATATGGAGAAGAGCTGGTACAGGCGGTAATCCTCCAACATCTTTTACAGGTAATGACGCTTTTAGGAACTGGACTAAATACAAAGGCGGAGATAGAAGTGGTTCAGTATTATCTTGGGTAAAACGCAGGGAAAGATTTATGAATCGTCATCAAGGTAATACAAGATTAAACGGAACAATAGCAGTTATGAAATGGGGTGGCGTTACTAAGTCTGGTGTTTCAGCAATGAAAAAGATTGTCAATGAGCAAAAGAAAAAAGAGGATGCTAGAAATAAGAAGGTATCTGAACTTATCGCTCATAAGGACAATTTGACAAGCTAAAATATATAATGATATATGAAAGAGGATATAGATAGTAATGAGTGAAAATCACAAAGTAAACAAATCTATAGAGTTTAAAACTGTAGATGATGAGAAAGGTGCAGTAGAAGCTGTCTTCTCAGTATATAACAATTTAGATAGCGATGGAGATGTTGTAATTCCCGGAGCTATAAAATCTGGATTTAAAGATAATCAAGTACCGATGGTCTTTGCCCACAAGTGGGACCAGCCAATTGGAAAAGGCGTCATAGAAACAGATGACGATAAAGCTATATTTAAAGGAAGTTTCTTTATGGGAACTGAGGCTGGCAAGGAGGCTTACAATCTAGCCAAAGAAATGGGTGACTTACAAGAATGGTCATTTGGTTTTAGAATCAATGATTACGAAGTTGCACCATTTACTAAAGATGGTTCAGATGAAGTAGATGCAAGATATTTGAAAGACTTAGAGGTCTTTGAAGTATCTCCAGTTTTAGTCGGTGCTAATAGAGAAACTTATACACTAGCTATTAAATCTGGTGAGGAAGCTATCTATGAAAGCTCTAATGTTGATGAAGTAAAAGAAGCATTAGGAAAAGATATTTTTGACAATCCGGGTGAAGCTATGGAAAGGTCAAAAGAATTATCTTGTGATATTGGAGTCCACACTCAAGAAATGGACGGAAAAAATGTTTTTATGCCTTGTAAAACTCACGCAGAATATGAGGAGGCAATAAAAGAAGATATGAAAAGTTTAGACCCAGAGGAAGAAGAAAAAACTGACGGTTGCTGTGGTGGTGGCTGTAAAGAATCTTCTGACGAAGGGGAAGAAAAGGTTTCAGAAGAAGAGTCCCTGCCTACAGGGAAGCGTTTTTCTGAGGAGGTCAAAGATGTGCTTGCAGCGTTGGAGAGCCTCATTGTGAGAGCTAAAGCTATTGAAGTTTTAC